AGGCGTAATTTTATAGTTGCTCCTCATTTGGTTAAAATAACAAACGCATTAGAACGGGTTGTAAACGGTCAAACTAAAAGACTTATTATAAATATCCCACCTCGTTATGGCAAAACAGAATTAGCTGTAAAATGCTTTATTTCGTGGTGTATTGCTAAAAATCCACAATCAAAATTTATTCATTTGTCATATTCCAGTGATTTGGCACTAGACAATAGTAGCCAAACAAAAGAGTATATTGAATCAAAAGCATTTCAGGATTTATGGGAATGCGAACTGAAACAAGACGCAAAAGGTAAACAAAAATGGTTTAACAAAGATGGTGGTGGGGTTTATGCAACAGCTTCTGGTGGTGCAATTACAGGATTTGGAGCTGGTGTAGCTGAAAGTAAAATGTTTGCTGGCGCGATTATTATTGATGACCCGATAAAGCCTGACGATGCTCAAAGCGACCTAAAAAGAGGTGGAATAAACGAAAGGTATAATTCGACAATTAGAAGCCGTGTGAATGATAGAGATACGCCAATTATCGTAATTATGCAACGTTTGCACGAAGACGATTTATCAGGTTTTCTTTTGTCAGGTGGTTCTGGTGAAGATTGGACGCATTTATGTTTACCTGCATTAAATGAAAATAAAGAACCACTTTGGGAAGAGAAACACAGTTTTGAAGAGTTAGAACAAATTCGCCAAGCGAACCGCTATAATTTTGCGGGGCAATATATGCAACAACCAAGTCCAGAAGAGGGTGGCGAATGGCGCAAAGAATGGTTTACGATTATGGACAAATCGGAAATTCCTTTGCAGTCTTTAAAATGGGAATTGATAATTGATGGAGCATACACAAAAGATACAAAGAATGATCCAAGTGGTTTTCAGATTTGCGCTAAATGGAATAATAATTTAGTGATATTTTCAAGTATTGACAAGTATCTTGAAATGCCAGAATTAATAAAATTCATTCCAAGTCATATTGGAGCGAGTGGATTGCCTATTTCAATGACTTTAGTTGAACCAAAAGCATCAGGGAAATCAATAGTGCAAATTATTAGGCAAGAAACAAAGTTAAATGTTTCAGAAATAAAGACTAAATTTGTAAACAGTTCAAAGATTGAAAACGCAAGAGCTTGTTCAAGCTATATCGAAAGCGGACGTGTTATTCTGGTAAAAGGCAGTTGGAACGAGCACTTTTTACACCAAGTTGCAACGTTTCCAAACGGCAAACACGATGAACATATCGATTTGACTTGTTACGGAATTGAACGTAATTTATTATCAGACGGCTTTTTTACCTTTTAATTTTATACATTTGAAACAATTTTTAGATAATGGCAAAAAATAGAATACTACAAGCGTGGGATGTGCTGACTAATTCAAATCAAAATCTGTTTAACAAGGCAGTTTACAAGATGTTTGGAGAGTTAACATCAACTTATAACGCAACTTTGGAAACATTGATAGTCAAAGGGTATGGAGAGAATCCAGACGTTAATGCAATCATAAACCAACAGGCTTCTAAAACGACATCAGTACCTTATTGCGTTAAAAAAATTGAAGACAAAAAAGTCATTCAAAAGCTAAAAAAATTCCCAAACAATCCAACTTTTCAACAAAAATTATCAATAAAAAAGTTAGAGAATAAAGCGTATAAGACCGACAGCGAGTTACCTATGCCGTTGGATCGTCCTAATCCAAACCAAAAATGGAACGACATTTTATTCTTGTATAAGGTTTATTTGAAGACTTGCGGGAATGTTTACCTTTATAAGCAAACAGTATCGGAAGGAGCGAACGCAGGTAAACCTTTAGCGCTATATATTTTGCCGTCACATTGGATGCAAATAGTATTAAAACCTCAGGCTGATATGCTTTCTTTTGAAAACCCTATCGACTATTTTATTATGCAACAAGGAAATCAGTTTATTAAATTTCCTGCAGAACAAATAATTCACATTAAGCGTTCAAATCCTTTTTACGATAACTCTGGAAGCCATTTATACGGTTTTAGTGAATTGATGGCGGCTATTAGAAATATTAACAGCTCAAATAATGCAATTGATAATAATACCAAAACAATGCTTAATAGCGGGGTTTATGGTTTTATTCACGCTGGGGATGGTGCAACGCCGTTAACTCACGAACAAGCATCAACATTAAAGGGGAGTTTAGTTGAAATGGACAATAATAAGGGTAGATTGTCTAATATAGCTGGATCAAGTGCAAAAGTTGGATTCACACGAATTTCATTAACAACTGACGAATTAAAGCCTTTTGATTATTTGAGTTATGATAGACGTACTTTGGCAAATTGTTTAAATTGGAATGTAGACTTATTAAACGAGGAAAAGAACGGTTCAGGCTTCGGAGTTGATACAATGAACGAAGCGAGAAAGAGAGTGATTTGCGACAATATAAAACCTGATTTAGATTTATTTGCAGATTATATTAATCCTGAATTTATACAGAAATTCAAGGGTTACGAAGATACTGAATTGGTTTTCGACATTTCAGAATTGCCAGAAATGCAGACCGATATGGAAACGATGGCAAAGTGGATTAATTCTGTACCTTTGACATTAAATGAGCGTAGGGAAGTCTTTAATTATGAAGAGATTGACGATGAAACTATGAATGAAATCTACATACCAACAGGAATTGTCAATATTAACGATTTAGCTATAATCAATGATACTAATATCTGATAAATATAGAGATAGGTCGGAGTTAATGGCCACTAGAATTGTGCGTAAAAATATACGTAAAATTATAGTTGATATTCCTTTTACAAATATGACACCATCGACTGCACAAGCATTGATTTTGTCAAATGTTACCGAAGATAAAATCAAGAAAATGTACCGTGAAATGTACTTTGAAATTGGCAAGCCTATTTATTTAACTATTGGCAAAAAGCTAAAATCGGTTAAGTTTTTTAAGGAAAATTTGTTTAATGAATTGATGTCTTTATGGCTTCAAAATAATGCGGGATTAAATATTACTTCGGTACATTCTACATTAGTACAAACTATCCTAGATACAATTACACAAGGTTACGAACAGAATTTAAGTGTTGCCGATATTTCACGTTTATTGCAACAACAAGGATTTTATAGGGCGCAATCTTTGAGAATTGCAAGAACAGAAACGACAACTATTACCAACGCTTCTACATTTATGGCTGGTAGTAGTTCTGATTTAGTTATGGACAAAGTTTGGATTTCTGCTCAAGATAAACGAACTAGAAGAAAAGTATTTGACCATTTACACATGAATGGGGTAAAAGTACCGTATGCTGATGATTTTTTAGTCAGTGGCGAAAGTTTGGCATATCCTGGGGATATTACCAATAGAGACAAACGAACAAGTGCTGGAAATATTATCAACTGCAGATGCAAAATTGCACTAATCCCGAGAGTTGATGAAGAAGGATTTGCTATTAGGAAAATAAATTAGGATAATTAAAAATAAATTATATACTTTTGTGCTATGGAATTTAAACAACTCTCATACGACCTCAAAGAACTTGACGAAACAAAAGGCGTTATAGTTGCTTATGCAAATACTTATAACTTCAAAGATAGTGATGGAGATATAAGTGCGTACGGCTCATTTGACAAAACAGTAAGTGAAAATTTTAAGCGCATTCGAGTTTTAAAAGACCACAATCCAACTATGATGATAGGAGTGCCTTTGTCGATTGACACTAAAGATACTTACGGACTCTTGACTACTTCGCAATTCAATATGAATAAAGCATTGTCTAAGGATATGTTTACGGACATTTCCTTGATGCACAACTCGGGTTTAAATGCCGAATTGTCGATTGGTTATAAGGTTATGCAACGTGACCAAAAAGACAAGTCAATTATCAAAGAGTATAAATTGATGGAATATTCTTTTTTGTCTAGCTGGGGCGCAAATCAACTATCAACAGTACAAGATATTAAATCTATTAAGAGCCATTACGGAATAATGGAATTAATCGAAAAATCATACAATTTGAACTACTCGGATGAACGATTAAAACAAATTGAAAACTTATTGAAAGCACTATCACAAGAGCCGTCAAATGATGACACTCAAAAAGAGCAGCCGCTTTATTTAGATAAACAAAAAAATATATTACAAAACTTTATTAAAACACTTTAAAAAAGATGGAAGGATTAGAAAAAGAATTACAAGAGTTGTCTGTAAAATTGGAAGGTAAAACTCAAACAGAAATTAAAACGGCTATTGATGCGGTTGAAACAAAAATTATCGAAAATCACAAATCAGTAACAGATGCGCTTGAGTTGAAAATTACGGCTATTCAAGACCACGCTGACAAATTGGATGCTAAATTGCAATCGAAAAATATGGGAAACAAAACCATCTCTTTAGCTCAAGAGTT